TTGCCGGCCGCATTGTATCGCTTCGTGGCGGGCGAGCCCGCCATCGCCGTCGGCCAACCCGCCAGCCAGACCTGTCGGCCGAGCAGCGCATTGATCGGCACCGACCGGCATTCCGATCCGTCCTTGTGATCCCTCGCCGAGGCCGTCGCCCAACCCGCGAGTGACTGCGTCCAAGGCGACGGCGCCGAAGAACAGGCGCTGGCGGATGTGCGGCGCGCCGATGCCCGCAGCCGGCAGATCGGCCGCCGCGACGGCGTAAGATGCCGCTTCCAGGTCAGCCGCCAGAGCGTCGAACCACGCCCAGCCAGTCGGGCCCTCAACTGCCGCGCGAGACTTTCTGCCAACCGGTCCGAGCACTGCCGCGCTCGCGACCTGCTCGCCGAAGACGAGCTCCGGGCGGCAGGCTGCGACGAGCCGCAGGAATGCCGGGGCGAGATGGCGGTCATCGTCCTGTCCCTTGCGCTGCCCGGCCTGGCTGAAGGGCTGGCAGGGCGGCGAGCCGGTCCAAACCGGCAGGCTCTCGGCCACGCCAGCGAGGCGCAGTGCGTAGGGCCAGCCGCCGATTCCGGCGAAGAAATGGCATTGCGCGAAGCCGCGCAGGTCGGCGGGCTCGACGTCGAGGATGGAACGCTCGTCCACATCGCCATCTGGCAGCAGCCCGGCCGCGATCAACTCCCGCAGCCATGCACAGGCCGCGGGGTCGGCATCGTTGTAGTAGACGGCCATCAGGCGGCATCGGCCTTGTCGCCCAGCCGCTCCGCCTTCACCTGCGCGAAGGTCCGGCCGTCGCCGTCGAGGATCGCGTCGCGGCCAGTCTCGGCCTGCCAGCGTTCAACGGCGACATCGATGTAGGCCGGGCTGATTTCCATCGCGAAGACGCGGCGGCCGTTGGCCTCGCCCGCCATGATCTGCGAACCCGAGCCCGAGAACGGCTCGTAGCAGAGGCCGCCACGGGCGACGTGCTGGCGCATCGGGATTCCGAAGGCGTCGAGCGGCTTGGGCGTCGGGTGGTCCGGGCGCTCGTCCTTGGCGAAGGACGGCATCTCCCAGGTCGAGGGCAGCGTCTGCTCAGCGACCTTCGGCGGGCGGTTCGGGCGGCGCCAGCCCATGAAGCAGGGCTCGTGCTTCCAGAGGTAGTGGGAGCGGGTCAGGACGCCCCGGTCCTTCACCCAGATGATCTGCTGATGGACGAAGGCGCCGGCCTTTTCCCAGCAAGCCTCCAGCATCGCCTGGCGGCGCGAGGCGTGCCAGCAATACCAGGCGGCGTCCTCGGCGATGGCTTCCGCAACGGCAGCGGCAATGAAGCCGTCGTAGAGGTCCGCGCCTTGGCTGCTGTCGTCCCAGGTCGTGCCGTAGGACGCCGACCAATCCTTGTTGCGGGTCGGATGGTTCGAGCCGTCATAGTCCACCAGATACGGCGGGTCGGTCGCGAACAGGATAGCCCGCTCGCCATTCATCAGGCGGCGCACGTCGGCAGCGCTGGTGCTGTCACCGCAGAGCAGACGGTGGTCGCCGAGGATCCACAGATCGCCCGTGCGCGACGCCGGGTTGCGCGGCGGCTCGGGGATAGTCACCGGCGGCACGGAGCCCCCGGCGCCACCTTCTTCCCCGTCCCCCTCCGGCACGAAGGCCAGGAGCTTGTCCAACTCGCCGTCGGAGAAGCCGACCAGCGACAGGTCGAAATCCTCGGCCAGCAGGTCGTTCAGTTCCGCCGACAGCAGCGCCTCGTCCCAGGTGCCGAGTTCGGTCAGCTTGTTGTCGGCGATCCGATAGGCCCGGCGTTGCGCCTCGGACAGATGCCCCAGCACGATCACCGGCGCTTCGGTCAGCCCCAGCTGCGTCGCGGCCAGCACGCGCCCGTGGCCCGCGATCAGTTCCCCGTCCTCGGCGACGAGGCAGGGCACGGTCCAGCCGAACTCGGCCATGCTGGCGGCGATCTTGGCGACCTGGTCCGCGCCATGCGCCTTCGCGTTCTTCGCGTAGAGTTGGAGCTTGGCCAGCGGCCACATCTCGATCCGCTCGGGGGCGAAGCTCAGCGTCATTGTCGGGTGGTTTCCGATGTGATGGTGGATGCTGGCCGGATTCCGGACACCGGATGCCGCGCTGGACTCCACGAGGGATCCAGCGGCGTCCGGGGTATCCGGCACGAAGGCCAGCATTCATTGGGGTTTGCGCGGGTGTCGGGTGGTCAGGCTTCCGGGTGGCTTCCCAAAAATCCGGCCCTGTCGCTGGCGATGTCCCGCGCTTCGCCCGCCAGCATACGAATATCGCCAGGAAGGAACCGCGAATTCGGCTGAGGGGGCTTGGCGGGGGCGGACATCGGTCCGCAAGGAAAGGATCAGCGCCTTTCCTTTTCCAACGGCCCTCACCAACGAAAGGATGGTTTCGTTCGGGTCTGCGCCGCGCGCGCCTCTCCCGAGTATATCCACTTTCTAGCCCGGGAGAGGCGTTTTTGTCTGCGCGAAAACCCTCTACACGAGACTTTCCTACTGGCTGCGCGCCAGCTTGATGATCTCGAGGATCGGCAGTTTCCGGTTGAAGGGCCGCCTGTTGAGGTTAAGCGCGATCAGCGACAGCCCGTAGCGCCAGTGCTGGTGCGCAGCGGCGTGGCAGAGACCGACGTGCCAGCAGATGTTCTTCCAGCGCTCGTCATGCGCCTTCATCCAGACGATCTTGCCGTCGATGGGCTCGAGGCAGTTCGTCCAGGTCAGCGTCTCCTCCATCCGCGCGATGTCCCGCGGCGAGGGGGAGACGCGCATGGGCTTCGGCTCCTGGCCCACCTTGTCGGCGAAACCGTGGACGATCTCGGGCCATGTGCTGAAGTATCCGTTGCGCCGGGGCTCCGGCAGACGGCGCAGGATCATACCCGCCTCGGAGAGCCGCGCCTCCACGTCGGCTGGTGTCCAATGGGTCATTTCCTCACCTCTCGTTGTGTTGGGCGCGCGCCGTAGAGACGCTCGCCGAGTTGCCGCACCAGTTCCCGCTCAGGCCAAGTAAGTCTCTGGTCGTCAAGGGAAACTGCGAACACGCGTTGCTCCTTCCAGCCGTCGCGCTTGACCTGTTCGGGGTTGCGGCGCTCACCGCCATAGCCACGTGGAAACCGCCTCATTGCAGGCCCCCCCTGGTCTCCAGCGCCCAGAGCAGGATCGCGATGGCGTCGGCCTCGTTGTCGTCGGCGGGGCTGAAGCCGCGCGCCCGGGCCGCGGCGATCATCGCCTCCTTGGGAGCGTTGCCCTTGCCGGTGGCGTGGCGCTTGATCGTGCCGACCGGGACGCCCTCGTAGGGAATGCCGCGCAGTTCGGCCCATGCGGTCAGCGTGGCCATCAGCCCGCCATAGACATGGGCCGCGTCGGTGGCCGCGTGGCGGCGGACCTCCTCGAACCAGATGGCGGCGACGGGCCCGGACAGCCGGTCGATTTCGGTGAGCCAGTTGGTGAAGCGGAGATACCGCATGCCACCGCCGTCAAACCGGCCAGGGCGGAAGGTCACCGTGCCGGAGGTGATCAGCCCGTCGATGCCGTGCAGCGCCCATCCCGTCGTCGTGCCGAGGTCGAGCGCCAGCATCGACCTGTTGGATCGGGAAACGGGTGGCAGATCGGGGATTGCCTCGCGGCAGTGTGTGGCGAGAGTCATGTCAGCCATGGGTGGTCTCCTCTTCTGGTTGGCTGCTCGGGTGGAAGACGACGGCGGTCTGGTGCTTGGCGGTACGGGGCCGCCGTCGTCGGATCGGAAGGTTGGCGCGGGGACGAGCCACGCGCGCGAAACCCCTGGGGGTGGGCGTGGGAGAACCCGCCTGCGGCGTTCTCCCCCACCCCCGTAGGGGGTGGTTTCACCCCCGAAACTGGAAAACCTCATCAACACACTGATGGAAAACAGGAAATCCAGTTTCGGAATTACGATTTCGGCGGCCCCGGCCGAAACTGGTTGCAGCGTAGCGGTTGCGGCATCAGCGCAATCCTGCAGGGGCAGTTTCGGAAGCGGGCCGAAACTGGCCACATCGGACGCATGCGCGCTTCTGCGTGAGGGTGGCAGGGCAGTTTCGGCAAGGCCCCGCATCTGGTTCAAACTGGCCCCTGCGTAATTCTGCGCGAAGCGATCTGCGGGGGCGATCATGGCCGTTCCCCCTCCGGATAGACCCAGACCTGAGGGTTCTCGACCTCGAGCAGCGCCCCGGTCTGCGGCGATTTGTAATGGGTGGGCAGCACTGCGATGCTGGCGGGGGTGACCTCGCCGGTCGCCGGATCGACATCCTCGCCGTCCGTGGGCATGACCATCCCCTCGACGCAGAGGTATCCGAAGCGTGAGCGCGAAGGCCCGAGGCCGTAGGGCGCGCCGTCGCGGATGAACTTGATGGCGCCCTTGGTGGCTTGCACTGCGATGCGGTCGCGGATCGTGTCCTTGCCGCCCAGACCGCCCTTGTTCTCGAAGGCCTCGGCGAACTGGTTGATGGTGTAGAGCCGCCCCTCGGCCGCCTCTTCCAGAAGGATCGAGAGGATCACGTCCCGCTTGCGATCGCGCTCGGCGTCATGCTTCGCGCCGACCTCGGGGCGCACGAGCCGCTCGTTCATCGGGTTGATCTCGACCCATGTGCCCTTGACCTTGTCCACCAGCTTCGCAAGCAGCGCCGGGCCATTGCGCAGCTCGATCTCGAGGCGTCGCTGGGTCGAGTCCTCCTCTGGCCGGTGCAGGATCAGGCCGGTGGTGTAGAAGCCCCGGAGCGCGCTGGCGCCGGAGAGCGCGAGGAACGGATCCTCCTTCACCTGGTGCTTCGAGAGCTTCTTGGTGTGGTGGACCAGGATGACGCCGCAGTCGGGATTGACGTGGTCGCGCAGCACCTCGACCCGGTTCTTCAGGAAGAACATCATCGCGGCGTTGTCGTTTTCGCCGCCGCCTTCCGGGCCGCCGTCGAAGAGGTTGCGGATCGGGTCGATGCAGAGGATGTCGAGCGGCGCGTCAGGGAACGCGGCCCTGATCGCCTCGGCCACGCGGGCGCTGCCCTCGGCATCGAGCAGCATGCGCAGCTTCGGCGTGACGATCAGGTTGTCGCGCGCGGCGGCGATCAGCTCGGGCGGCAGGCCGATCTGTTGCAGGCGTTCGCGAAGGTAGTGGTACTGGATCTCGGCCTGCAGGTAGAAGATTCGCAGCGGTCGTGGCGGGGAGAAGCCGAGGAAGGGCACGCCCGCCGCCATGTGCACCAGCAATGCGATCAGCAGGTCGCTCTTGCCCACCTTGGGCGCGCCGCCCAGCACCAGGAGCCCGCCCGGCGTCAGCACTCGCGGGCCGATGATGTCGTCGGGCATCGGGCTTGTGTCGTCCAGAAGCGCGCCCAGCGTGAAGGTCGGCAGCTCGGTCTGCGCTGGGGCCGCGCCGTCGAGGCGGATCAGCGGCGGCCCGTGCCGCTTGATGTGCAGCTCCCACAGCCGGTTCGTCTCGCGCTTCAGCCGGTCGAGCGGCCAGGCGGGGCGCAGCATCGCGGCGTTGTAGCCGCAGATCGCCGTCCAGCCCTCGTCCATCGACATCCGGCCCTCGTGGACCAGCCGCAGGAAATAGCCGATGGCGGCCGAAGCCCCCTCGAAACGGGACCAGTCGTCCGTGCCGCCCTCGTGCACCGGGGTCACCAGCACGTCGTCAATGGCGGGTTTCTCGCGGGGCTCGGCCGTCGCCATGCCGACGCCGGGCATGGGCGACATGTCGGCGACGCGCTCGGCCATCTCGGCGAGATCGACCTCGAGCTCGGTTGCCTCGCGGATCTGCACCAGCCGCGTGAGCCCGCCCTTGTGATAGACCGTTCCGGGCACGCGGATCGGCTGGTGGGACGAGCGGAAATGCGTGTCGCCGCCGACCTTCAGCGCGATCTCGCCGCGAAGCTGGCAGAGCCGGGCGAGATCGGCGCCCTCCGCAGGCTCGGTCAGCTTCCACCAGACATGGAGCTTGGTCGCACCCTCGGGCGTGCGCCCGCCGCTCTCGACGATCAGCGTCGGTCGGCCAAGGTGGTGGACGAGATGATCGAGCTTGGCAGGGATGTCGCCAGAGTCGAGATCGACCACGAGGCTCTGCATCTGCAGGACGTCTGCAGCGCGGGCCTGGCCGGTCTCGGCCACCGTGCCGGGGATGACATAGACCGCCGCGCCCTCCCGCGCGGCCCAGCCCGCGAAGGTGCCGAGCTTCTCGGGCGCGGTGGCGTCCGCGTCGATCCAGATGTTGTGCGGCCGGCCGTCCTTGCCCTGACCCTTGTCGACGAAACCGCGAACCGGGATCAGCCCGTCGGAATAGCCAAAGACCACATCGACGAAACGCGCGATCTGGCCCGCGTCCGGTTCGACCGCGAAGGGATCGGCCAGAGGTGCCGCGTCGTTGAAATCCCGCCAGGGATTGAAATGGATGATGTTGTCGTCGCTCATGCCGGCAGGCTCCAGCACCGCTCGGCCCACGGGCAGAACCGGCATTCGAAGAAGTCGCGATTGGCGGCAATGCGTGGGAGCAGATCGCCCGCGTCGGTCGCCCGCAGGATCCGCACGCCGCGGTCGGACATGCGCTGCGCGATGTCGGCATCGAAGGGCACGAGCTCGTGGTGTAGCTCGGCCGTGTCCTTGTTGATCGCGGTGAAGAGCGCGGGGTTTGCCGAGATCCCCGGAACCGTCGCTTCCATGTAGGCCTGGTAGAGCGCGATCTGGGCGGCATAGACCGGCTTTGCTGCGGTCACGCCCTTGGCCACCGTCTCGCGCCAGTTCTTCGCGTTCATCGTCTTGCATTCCCAGAGCGCCGGGGTGCGCAGCCCCAGTGCTGCGGGCGCCTCCGCGACGATCCCGTCGACATGGCCCCGGATGCGCCCGCCAGCGACCGAGAAGCCGAACTGCTCTCCGTCCGGGCGGTTGCCCTTGCGGGTGTAGAGATCGAGCCCCGCTGCCCGCAGCCAGCGGATGGCAAGATCCTCGAGCTGATGCCCGATCGCGAAAATCTGGAGCGAGCGGCCGGAGAAGTCCTGGCCCTCGTCCTTCGGCGCGCCAGCGAATTCGAACTGCAGCGCGCGTTCGCAGGCATGGCCTAGCCTGGACGCCCCGAGATAGTTCCGGGGCGGGGTGGCTTCCCGCTCGGCAATCAGTGCGGCGTCAACCAGCGCGTTGATCCGCTCGGCCATGGAGGGGCGCTTGTTGAAGTCCAGCATCAGAACGGGATCTCCGACTGGCTGGCGATCTCGGCCATCTCGGCGCGGAAGGCTTCGATGGCGGTGACGATCAGCCGATGCATGTCGTTCTGCGTCAGCTGGCCCAGCGGCCGGTTCCAGCCAATCCGTTCCATCTCGGGGGCGAGCGCGCGCATGACGGCGGGCAGCGCCTGGGTTTCCTCTTCGGTGAAATCGACCATGCTCAGTCCTCTTTTCGCTTTGCGGGTGAAGGCCGCCTGGCAGCCCATGGAGCAGAACCAGCGGCGGGTGCGGGTTGGGCGCGGCCGGTGGGGATCGAACCAGCCGAAGCCGCGGGTGCGAGCGGAGCAGACGGCGCAGAGCACCGGGCGCGGATGCCAGAGGCGATCAAAGCCCGGTCGATCCAGAGCCTCTGCGGACGGGGATGGGATTTGCGCTACATGGTTCACGCCGCCCTCCGCTCGGGCGCAGCCGACATGACGAGACGCCGGATATCGCGACGGTTGAACTGGAAGGTGATCAGCGCAGACGCCCGGTAGCGAGTGAGCCCGTAATCCTGCTGCTGCTCGCGCGAGAGGTATTGCAGCTGCTTCTCGGTCGGCGGCTGGCTCAGCCAGCGCTTCGACTTGAAGGCGCTCTCGTCGCTCTCGTGAGTGTTCAGCCAGTCGTCGGCCCGCGCGAGGCAGACGGTGCGATCGCCGACCCCAAGAAGGCAGGTCGCCTGTCCCTTCGCCCCGCCCACGGCATGCCATCGGCCCTCGAGGAAGAATACGCCGCCCCAGGCGCCGAAACCGCTCGCCATGAGCGCGGCGTCGTCGCCGAAGAGGTCCTCCCAGGCGAAACTCGACCGATTCAGGAGGTCGATCTCGGACATGACGAACCCGGACAGGCTGCCGGTCCCGGCCTCCTGACTGTGCGCCTCGTCTTCGGGCTCGACGAGCAGCTCGCCGCAGAGCGGGCATTCTCGGGAGCCAAGTGGAATGTCGGCCGCGCAGGCCGGACAGGTCTTTGTCGGCGCCTCGCCCGTGGGCGTGTGGCCGTCAAGATCGACGTCCTGCTCGAGGGTGCCGTGGGTCAGGCTCGACGTCCCGAAATCCAGCACGATGCAGTCGGTCTTGACGATGCCGGGATGCTCGGCGGGATCGACGGTGCGCAGACCTCGCCCGACCATCTGGATCATGGTCGATTTGTAGGAGCTGGGTCGAAGCAGCACGACGCAGGAGGTGGGGGGATGGTCCCAGCCCTCGGTCAGCACCGCGACGTTGACGACGACCCGAACGCGACCGGCCGCATAGGCGTCGAGGATCCCCTTGCGCGCGCCCGCCTCGAGCGTGCCGGTGATTAGCGCGGCCGAGACGCCGGACTCGCGGAACGCCTCCGTCACATGCTCCGCATGGGCGACGGTCGAGCAGAAAACCACGGTCTGCCGGTCGCCCGCCTTTTCCTTCCAGTGGCGGATCACCTCGTCCGTGACCGGTGCGCGGTCCATGATTTCCGCCACCTCGGCCATGTCGTAATCCGACAGGGTCTTGCGCACCGAGCGCAGCTCGTCCTGCACGCCTACGTCGATGACGAAGGTCCGAGGCGGCACGAGGTGGCCGGAGGCGATGAGCTCGCTCAGTCGGACCTGGTCGGCGACGTTGTCGAAGACGTCGCGCAGGCCCTTCCTGTCGCCCCGGTTCGGTGTCGCCGTGACGCCGAAAACCCGGGCCTGCGGATTGGCCTCGCGCACCCGGTCGATGATGCGGCGGTAGCTCTCGGCCACCGCGTGATGCGCCTCGTCGATCACCAGCAGGTCGAGCTTCGGCATGGCCGCGAGATTGGCGGCCCGCGCGAGCGTCGGAGCCATGGCGAAGGTGATCTGGCCCTCCCAGGACTTCGTCGTGGCGTCGACGACGGAGGTCTCCATGTCGGGATTGACCCGGGCGAACTTCGCCCGGTTCTGGCTGGTCAGCTCGTCACGATGCGCGAGCACACAAGCCTTGGCGCCGTCCCCGGTCATCCTGCCGGTGACGGCCGAGAGCATGATTGTCTTGCCCGCACCCGTGGGCGCGACCCCCAGTGTGTTGTCGCGGGTCGAGAGCGCAGCGAGGCTGCGCTCCACAAAGAGCTTCTGGCGGGGACGGAGGAGCATCGCGCCCTCACTGCGCCCAGGCGGGGCGGCCAGGCACCGGCGATGCTGCGGGCTGCTGGACCGGCGCCTGCTGGGGCGCCGTCTGCGCGGGCGGCTGGTAGCCGTGCTGTGCAGCGAGCCCCATGACCTGCGCATAGTCGCGATGGTCGGGTGTGACCGCGGCGCGGATCTCGTTCTTCTCCTCGCCCATGGAGTCGCTGCCGACGTCGATCCGGGCGACGAACTCGATCCCGTCGAGATCGGCGAAGCCTCCGATCCGCCGCGCCGCCTGCGCCTGCGGGGACTGGTCCTTGTCGGAGATCCCGCGCGCCGAGTTCAGCATGCCGCGCACGAGGCTGCGACCCATGTTGGCCCAATCCGGACCCTTGGGGCTGTAGAGCCCGATCAGCGTGAAGATCTTGCGCCTGGCGTATTGGCCCTCGGTCACCGTGAACTCGCCGTTGAGGTAGACAGCCCCGGTCGAGCCGCGGGTGGCATAGCCCCCGGTCCAGCCCTGCGACGGGTCGTCGAAGCCGCCGGGGCGGATGGTCAGCCGCACCTTGGCGAGCGTCCCCTTGGGGATGAGGTTCGTGTTGGACTGGGCGTCGTTGAAGTCGTTCCAGAGACCGGACATGGCTCGGGTCCTTTCAGTTGGTGGGATAGGAATGGGTGTCGGTCGCCGTCGGACCGGGCGGCGGGGGCAGCTGCGGCGGCGAATAGGTCAGCCGCCGTTCCGCAGGGATCAGCGGCCCGCGGATCTTCTCCATCAGCCGGCCGAGATGGGGCTCTTCGACCAGGTCGAGTCGGCCGGAGCGGTCCTTGGCCGGGTAGCCCCACGGGTTCAGCGTCTGGCAGACGAAAGCGCGCTGGGGCCGGTTCTGCTCGTCCGGCAGGCTGGCCATGGTGATGACCTGATCGACGATGCCCGGCAGCTCGAGCCCGGTCTTCGAGCCGTCGATCTGCGGGACGAAGACCTTGCGATTGAAGTCGTCGAGCTTCTCGTCGAGGATCCCGACGAACCAGACGTTCTTGCCGCGCGTGTGCTGGAGGTGGGTCAGCCAGCCGATCATCTCGCGCCCGTGCAGCCCGTAGGCGCCGCGCACGTCCGGCTTGCCGGTCTTCTCCGAATGCGCCTCCGGCTGACCGCGGCACCACTGGAAGCAGAGCCGCCCGGCCACGGTGATCGAGTCGATGAAGACGGTGTCGTATTTGGCGAGGACGCGCGGATCTCCGAACCGGCCGCACACCTCGTCGAAATGCGCCTGGCTGTAGGGCTGTTCGGGCCGGAGCGCCGGGTTCGGGCCGCCGATGAAGACCGCGAAGTCCCGACACTCCTTCCAGGTGCGCGGCCGGACCACGTCGATGAGCATTCCCTCGATGGCGAGGTCGCCCGCCTCGAGGTCGAAGAACAGCGTGGTCGAGGCTTCCAGCGTCCAGAGCAGGCTGGTCTTGCCGATTCCGGAGGGGCCGAAGATCACGCCCTTGATGCCCCGCGTCTCTGCCAGCCGCTGATCGGCGGTGATGATGGGGAGGCTCACGCGTGGTCCTCCTGCAGCAGGATCGCGATCTTCAGCGCGCCGGTCTTTACGGTACGGGCGGGCTCGAAGCCCTGGCGGATCGCCTCGGGCCAGGCGGCATAGGCGCGCTCGGGCACCTTGAAGCTGATCTCGACGTATTCGGACGGATCATCGCCCGCGGCGCGGATGCGCTCGACCATGGCGGCGAGCCGGGCCTGGTCCCATTCGACGCGCTTGGGCAGATCGGCGACCACGGTGAAATCGCCATCGGCGAGGCGGACGGTGCCGGTGTCCTTGCCACAGGCGCGGCGGGCCTCGGCGGCGCGGGCGGAGTAACGGACCTCGAGCGCGGTGGAAAAGCGCGCGGTGACGGCCTTCATCTGCTTCGCGGCGGCGTCGATCTCGCGCTGCATGGCGGCCAGAAGCTCGACCGGAAGCTGGGCGATCTCGCCCGCCGGCAGGTTGATCAGCTCGTCGATGGAGGGGGTGTTTTCAGGGAACGGCATGGGGTCTCCGTGATGGGGGATAGGGTCAGGCGGCCTCGAGGAGGCGCATCGAAAGGGCGGCGCCGGCGGGTCCGGGCTTCGGCCGGGCGACGGCGATGTAGGCGAAGTGGTCGGGGCCGAGCCGGGCCTGCACGAGGTGGACGAGCCGCTGCTCGGCGGCGCGCAGCGCAGCGGCGGCGACACCGCGCAGGGTGCGCTGGCGCTCGGGCGTGAGGTTCGAGACGGCGCCGGTGGCGTCGACGGCGAGGAAGCCGCGGTGATAGACCAGCGCCTCGCCCGGCGCGGCCTGCGCGATCCAGGCCGAAAGCCCGACCTCGTCGAGCGCGGGACCGGCCGCGCCGAAGATCGACACGACGCGGCTTCCGTGGATGGTGGACCGGCGCTCCATCATGCCGCCCCCCGCGCGCTGTCGGCGGTGTGCGTGAGCTGGTCCTTCTCGAAGGCCAGGATGTCCTCGAGCCGGTAGACCACCCGGCCGCCGAGTTTCATGTAGGCGGGGCCTTCTCCGGCCCATCGCCAGCGCTCGAGCGTGCGGTGCGAGATCGTCCAGCGCCGCGCGAGCTCCTTCTGTGTGAGGCAGGTCTTCTGCTGCATCGTCGTCTCCCGGTGTCGTTTGTCGGGAGCACGATGCGAAATCCCGCGAGGGGATGTCGTCAGGATTGGAGTGGGATATGGAGGGGGATTGTCAGGAGCCTTTCAATCCAGGGGAGAACGGCTCTGTGGGGGATCGCCATCCCCCTCTCATCCCCCGGCGCATCCCACCGCAGGGGATGGGGTGGGCACGCGGATGGGAGGGATGACGCGGGCTCAGAGCCCGAGCAGGCGATAGGCGCCGCGGCCGTCCGATTCGATCAGCAGCCGCCAGTTCTTCTTCGACTTGAAGACATCGGACATCTTGAGGCTGCGCGAGCCCGCGGCGGCGAGGATCGCCTTGCCACTCTGCCAAGGCTCGCCGCGCCCGGCAGCCTCGCGCAGCGCGCGCACGACCTGCGCCTGGATCGCACCCAGCCGGAAGTGCTGACCGTTGCAGCGGACATCCTGATAGTCGGCAGAGGCATGGAACGCGCCGGGTCGTGGGCCGGCAGCCGCTCCGGCAAATCCCGTCTCGGCCTCGAAGCGGTCACGCTCGTCCCGCCTGAGGAAAAGATCGCGCTGCCGCACGGTGATGAGCTCTCGCTCCCCTGTCAGGCAGGCATAGTCGGCCTTGTGCGAGCGGAAGCGGCTGAGCTTCACCTCGCCATGTCGGAACAGCTGGAAGACATCATGGGCGTGGAGATCCAGTAGCCCGTTGAACGGGCCCCGCTCGAAGGGGACGGAGAATCGCTCCCCCTCCGGCGTCTCCTCGTAGTCACCGAGTTCGACCGCCAGGTTGAACACCCGGATCGACAGCCGCAGCTGGTCGTTCTCGGCCAGGTAGACGAGGTCCGCCTCGGCCATGGACCAGCGCTCGAGGATCTCCGGCAGGGTGAAATACGACTTCTCGATCTCCATCCGGACCCCCGATTCCCATGTGCGATTGTTTAGGTTTTGTTCTAATCGCTTGACGGGTCCGCATCAATCCTGTTTTATCCTATTTCATCCACATACCCTTGGGGAAAACATGACCGAGCAGCATACCCTGGCCGACCGCCTGCGGGCCCGCGCCCAACAGCTCGGTCTGACGCCTGCCCATGTCGCCGAGATGGCCGGCGTGAACCGCTCCTTCGTCTACGACATCCTGCGCGGCCGCTCCGCGCGCCCCGGCATCGACCGGCTGGCCGAGGTCGCCCGAGTGCTGAAGGTGGACCGCGACTGGCTGATCCACGGTATCGGCGAGGTCGAGGGAACGACCCCCTTCGTGGACAATCCCGACGATGCCTTCGTGGCCATCGCGCACGCCACCCCGCGCCCCGCGATGGGCGGCGGCGCGGTGGTAACCGAAGATGGCGATACGCCCGGCCGTACATACCACTTCCGCCAATCGTGGATCCGCCACAAACTTAAGGCCAGTCCGTCGCAGCTGCGCATCATGCACGTCGAGGGCGACAGCATGGCGCCGACGCTCGTCAGCGGTGACGCAGTGCTGGTCGACATGACCCGACGCGCCCCCAACCCGCCCGGCATCTTCGTGCTGGACGACGGAATGGGGCTGGTGGCCAAGCGGCTCGAGCACATCCCGAACAGCGACCCGCCCGCGGTGCGCGTCATCTCCGACAACAAGCACTACCCCGAATACGAACGAACGGCCGACGAGATCCACATCGTCGGCCGCATCCGTTGGTTCGCGCGGGAGATCTGAGGTGATCGCGTTCCGGGAGATCAACGATACCGATCCGGCGCTGGCGCATTCGCCGCTGGTACGCGGGATCGAGAAGACCTTCGCCTGGATTGGCGAACACGGCGGCATCCCCCTGACGCCGTCCAAGGCGTTCAAGCGGGTTTTCGTGCACTGGGCCGCGACCGGGTTCGACTGGCCCGGCCACACCGAGGCGGACCTCTTCGCCGTCAACAAGGTCCTGAACGAGCCGGACTTCGCCCCGCTCATGGTGCTGCACGACCTGATGATCGCGATGAAGCTCGGCCGGCATTACAAGGGCGAGTTCCGCCTGACCAAGGCAGGCCAGGCGCTGGTCGGCCATCCTGGTTGGATCTTCGGCACAGTCGTCCCGTTCTTCCTGTTCCGCATCAACCACGCCAGCATGTCGCGCTTCGACGACGCGCCGATCCTCGGCAACTGGGACGTGTTCCTGAACGTGCTGAACATCGAGACCGAGGACGGCGCCACGGGCGCCCACCTTCGCCGCGTGCTTTTCGGCGAGCCCGAGGCAGGGCCGGTCCCGCACTATGACGATGTGATGGGCCAGCTCTACATCGAGGTGCTGCGCCCGCTCTGCTGGGCGGGACTTCTGCAGCAAGAGCGAGGAACGCCGAGCTATCGGTTCGAGGACGCCGTGTTCATGAAGACGCCGTTGTGGCGGGCGACGCTGCGGCTGGAGACCGATGGGATGGTGCTACGGTCGATGCGACATTGA